GGTTCATTAATAACTTCATCATACCAACCATAAAAAGTTGATTTATGAACATCATCAAATTCTCTCATACATCTTTTTACTACTTGATTCCTATTAAGTTTTTTAATCCTAATAAGTTCTTTCATTCTTTCTCTACATGATTCTTTATTGGGATTTTCTTTTACCATCATTCAACCTCCTTTTCTTCTCTATCACTTCTAAGTTGATCGGCTACATTCTGTAAACCTAAATCTTCGGCCAAGTCCTCAATCTCTTTAGCTTTTAGAGGGTGGCTACAAATATTATCTAAAGAATCGCTATGAGCTTCTTTAAATAAAATCCATAAATGATTTTCGTTCATTATTTAACCTCCTTAGTTTTTTTATTGAATAACCTGTCATATTTTCTAGATAGCATTTCTTCATTACTATTTTTTCTCATAATTTCAACAGATTTATCAAAAGGATTTTTATCTATTTGCTTTTGTAAGTTTGCAACTTCAATACAATGTTTTAATTGTTCCTTTTGCATTAATTCAATTGATAATTCATATTTACCATCTTCATAATCTTGTTCATATTTACCATCTTCATAATCTTGTTCATGAAGTAAATTTTTCGTTATTTGATAGGAATATATCCTATATATTTTTGTAGATTGTTCATCTTTTAATTTTTTAATTCTGTTTATGTTATCCCAATGGATTTGAACAGCTTTATCATGTTCGGCTTTAATCCATTTTTGTTTTTTGGATTCATTAGTTGTTTTTGGTTCATTCATGATTAATTAATTGTATAATTATATATTTTAGTATACAATATATTAGTATACTAATCAACCCATTTCGCCTTTAATGTCATTTATTAAAAATCTGATTCACGATCACAACATAAAAACCAATAATGAGTTTCAATCTTTCATTAAAAATCAAAAGTTATCTCAAGTTGATGAGATAACCCCTAATAATAACGATATGCTTTATAAATTATTATTCTTATTACTTTTAAAAAAATAATCTATTTTATTTTTTTTAAAATATTTAAAACTTGTTTTATTTGTTTCTTATTTAGTTTGTTAATAGCATCTAAATTAATAGATTTTTGAAAAGCTATATTTATTTCATTATTTTTCATTAGTTAACCTCTAATAATTGTTTTTTATTACGTTTAATAAGCTTTAAAGCTTCACTTGCTTTTGTATTCTTTTCTTGAGTACCGTGTAACAACAATGCAAAGCCGTTAGCACCCTTTTCTTCATAAGCATGACTATCGTCAGTGTCTATCGGAAGATTTAAAATTTTAGCTTCATTAGTTGAAAAAACAACTTTAGAGAATCTCTTGAAATAACCTCTATCAATCAAATAATCATATTTTCCGCCATAACTTGCTACTACTTTCATATTGTTAGGTATTGATCTATTAGTAGGAAATAATATTAAATTCTTAGTATAAAAATAAAATATCAAATCCTTATTAAGTTCACATACTTTTTTAAGTGCTTCAAGTTCAAAACGTGTATATATATCTCCTGACTGGTTCCATCGAACTAAATTAATATTTTTGCCTCTCTTACTATTTAAAGAGACATTAAAACATTCTATTAACCCATTAAAATCATCTTTTTTAATGTATTCATTTAATAAACTTGTATTATGCCTAGTAAGGTTATATAAACTAGGATATAAAGCTTCAAGTGATGCACTATAACAAGTAAATTCAGTATCTTTAAACCTTTTAACCGATCTCTTACCGTCTTCATTCATAACGGCATATGCACGGCATTTGTTAGCACCTGGACAAGTTAACCCGCTACTTTTACTGAATGTAATAGTATTTTTAAGCTTAGTGTTATTAACACCAAACTTAAATAATTCTTTTTTCATTTTTAATTAATAAAATTAGTTTTTAATTGAAAGTAAAAAAAATACTTTCATAAAAGGATGTTTAAAACATCCCTTTAAGCAAGTATTATTTTTTATTTATTATCAGATAATTTAATTTTTTTAATGTCTCTACTATGAAATAATTCTCTTTTTTTACATCCTTTAGTTATCTTATGACTTATTTTAATATTATATTTTCTTTCAATCATATCCTTATTCATATATCTTTTATACCATTGACTTCTTTTAAAATGTTTTGATACTTCTTCCAAACTTGTTGAAAGATATTGTAATTCATACCCATATTGGAAAGGAATTTTTAATTGAATACAATCTTTTAAACCATGATTCAAAGTTACATTAGAACTAAAATAAGAGTTACCATTAATAGTATCTCTATATCCTAAAGCTTCAATATCAATAGTTTTTAATTCTTTTAATTTCATAGTTTTAAATTAATAGAGTGAATAAAAAAAACTAACTCGATTAAGAGTTAGTTGTTATCGGATGGTTGATTTCTTCTTTTTTTAATAAATCATTCTCTTGTATTGTAAATAACTTATCAAATAAAGTTTTATAGAATTCCTTTTTATCGTATTTTGAATAACAATAATAGTCCGCACTATTTGTAATAGCTAAGACTATCGTATTGTATTCTTCAGCATTTAAAAATTTGTTCATGAGTTTAATTGAATAAAATTGTATAAAGGTATATTTAATTATATACCTTTTATTTGTTTTTGGCTAGATTTGGTTTAATAATGTTTGTACTTGATTAGCTCTATCTTCTAACCTTGTCTTAAGGGTGTTTGTAATTGTTAACCCCTGCCAAAATAGGATTAAAAAACAACTTACAAAAATAAGTGATCTTGTCATGATTTAATTAATTTAGTGATGTTTAGTTTTAGTAAAGCTGTAAAAGCTTATTAGTTGTAAAGGATGTATTTACCTATGAAAGATAAATACACCCCTTAGGATTGATTTAAAGAGTACTAGAGGATTAATCTAGTTGTATCTATTGTAAAAATCAGGATAAGTAAGAATGTGTTTAATTTTTGGAATATTGTTAGAGTTAACAGCTGTTCTAAACTTATCCCAAGCAATAGGGGATAAATCTTTTTTAACTTGTTTTAGGTTAGTTCCAAATTGAATTAGAATACCCAATAAAGTTACTTGCTTCATGAGAAATTAATAAGATAGGTTTTCAAGTTGCTAGATAAGTTTATTCCTTATCTATATTATTATTATAGCATAAAATATAAAAGTATACAACTAAATAGATTAATATAGTAATATCTTTACAAATTGTAACAATAGGGGTACTGTTGCAGATGCTACGCACATATTTACATACGCGGGGAACTTAAATATATTCTACAAATGTTTATTGCTTTGGTTCTATGC